AGTAACATTCATATCCTGTAATGCTCCATAGCCAACAGCTACGTTCCTATCCCCTGTTGAATTATCTTTCATGGCGTGAAAACCAATAGCAGTATTTAATTCTCCTGTAGTATTAGACGTTAAAGCCTCAAAACCAACTCCTGTGTTGTTAGACGCTGTGGTGTTGGCATCTAAAACGTAATTACCAATAGCTACGTTACTAGCACCTGTGGTGTTAACTCCCAGTGCAAACCGTCCTACAGCGACATTATCATCTGCCGTGGTGTTGGCATCTAAAGCATCCATACCAATAGCAATGTTAGAATCTCCTGTGGTGTTGGTATCAAGAGCATCTTTACCAATAGCAACATTACCTGTACCTGTGGTGTTTGCTGTTAAAGAATTCATACCAACTGCCGTGTTGTTAGATGCTGTTGTAGTAGCGTACAGAGCAGCCGTGCCAATTGCTACATTGTCATTACCTGTAGTTTTGGTAAACAAAGCACTACTACCCATAGCCACGTTTCTAATACCAGTTGTATTGTTTGTTAGTGCTAACTCACCAACAGCAGTATTATCACCTCCTGTTGTGGTATCAGTTAAAGCTTGATAACCAACTGCGACGTTTGATTCTGCTGTCGTAATCGCATCCCCAGCAAGGCCACCAATGAGGGTGTTAAATTTGCCTGTGGTTACTGATAATCCTGCGGCATGACCAACGGCTACGTTGTAAACATCTGTAGCTGATGTAAAGTTTTGTGTACCTAATGCACTTTTTCCAATTGCTACGGACCTCCAACCTTTTGTATCAGTTTCTAAAGCATTTTTACCTACTGCTACATTCTCTGCTCCCTCAGTTAAAAGAATCAAAGCATCATTTCCTATGGCCGTATTATTACTAGTGGTTGTAAGTGAGCCTAAAGCCGACTTGCCAAGTGCGGTGTTGTTACCACCTGTCGTAATTGCATCACCAGCTTGATATCCAATAGCAACATTAGATGTACCTGTAGTATTAGCGGCAAGAGCATCCCTACCGACTGCTGTATTATTAGACGCTGTAGTGTTAGCTCTTAAACTCCCCCAGCCAACTCCAACATTAGAACTACCTGTAGTTGTGTTTTCTAAAGAAACAGTTCCAAGTGCAACATTGGTTGCTCCAGTAGTTGCTAATTTAAAACTTCTATCCCCTACTGCTGTATTATCACCACCAGTAGTTGCTGTTGTACCAGAGTCATATCCAATTAAAACATTTTGACCAGCGGTTGTAATTGCATCACCTGCGTTTACTCCTATTGCAACTGTATGATATCCTGTGGTTGATGTTTTAAATGCACCATAACCTACAGCTACATTGTTATCACCTTCGGTCTGAGCAGTACCAGCTTCATCGCCAACAAAAGTATTATAATTACCGCCAGATATTATTGAGTTACCTGCGTTGACACCTGCTCTGAAGTTAGATGTTCCTGCTGAATCTGTGATGATGTCTGCACCATCTGCAAAGGTAACGTCTGCGATAATTTCATCACTAATTGTCAGATCATTAACCACTGTGGCTCCTGCCAAGTTAACCGCTGTAAGTAAATCGTGGACGACACCGCCAGAACCTAAACCATCCGTTGCAATAACCTTAGTCTGCCCTGCTGGAATAATAACATTTGCACCACTGCCACATGTAAAGGTTAAAGCCGCTGATGTTGTGTTATACATAAACCAAGTTTTGCTAGAAGTGTTCGGCAGAAGTGTTACCGTACATGCCTGACCGCCACCTGTAAGTTTTAACCCAAGGCATCTATCTGCGTCTAAAGCACCGTCTGCAATTGTAATGTTGTCAGTAGAAGCGTTTGCAATCGCCCGTGTTCCCCAAGCAACCGCTTGGCCAATAATTTCTAAGTTTGTGTTTGTGTTTGTACCCCATGAACCTGACGCATCGCCAGTAGCCATCTCGTTAAGTCTGAGGTTATTTACATAGGTGCTTGCCATATTAATCGATCCTTACTATTGCGTTAGAGGCGGTGTTTGCAGGAAACACAATCTTAAACGTACCACCAGAAACTGTGAAGTCACCGCCAAAATCTAAGATTGCGATTGCTCCTCGTGCGTTTGACGATGCATCGCCCAGTGTTTTATTATAAATTAATGCACCTCGCGCAGTGAATGTAGCCGAAGTCCACTCAGGATCAGCGGAATCAAACACGCCACTGGTGCTGTTTTCTTCTACTGTCTTACTTGCCAATGCAACTCCAGCAGTGGTGTAGCCTCCACCATTGGCGACTTCGTTAGATGTTATGTACCCATCTGTAGTCGCGTTTAGTGTTGCCGAACTTGTGTAGAGTGCAATCATTATAGTATCACTGTCTAAGTGCTGATCACCCAGAAGGACATCTTTCTTAAATAGTGTACTCATCGCTTGTGTAATAGCCATTATATTCCTCCGTTGTATTCAGCCGCGTAATCTCTTAGCATCTCTTGCTGGAATAACTGAACTGATTCATCAAATTGTTGTTTGTATAAGGTTAACGTATTTGCATCTTTTAGGAAAGCAGAAGTTTCATAAAGGCAAGCCGCCAATAAAAGAGCCTCCGCATGATCGCCCAACCACGTTGTAGTATTGCCAGATGTTAAGCCTGTTGCTGGGGCAACATACTCAGCACTGTAAGCAAGAATTGTATCAGGTGTTGGGGCAACTGTTATAACAGTGCCTGATGTCCCTGCTGAAATCGTGCTGTACATTATTGGCGTTCCTTGGGTTGTCGAGTTTGGCCAATAATCTCTTAGATAGGAATCTATTCTGTGATCTAAAAAACTAACAACATCGCTAGTTGTAATAGATAAATTCCTAATCATTCTTGCATCTGCTACTGTGTATTGGGCTGTACCTACAACAAGATTTGCCGCTGAAGACGTAAACCTAAAGCATGGCAAGTTTGGCAGTCTCTGGAAGATCATTTCTTCAGCTTGGCTAATAATTTGATCTATAGAAGCTGTTAACTCAGAAGAATTATCCTCTGTAAAATTTTGTATATTAGATACTAAAGTTGCGTAATTCATTATTCACCCCACCCGTTGATTCCCCAACCTTCTTGACCCCAACCAAGAATTTGGACACTTTCTGTGCCAACTGCACCTGTGCCTGCTACTCCTGCTTCAGCAATTGATAGCTCTAGTAATTCACTGCCTATCGCGCCTGTGCCTGCATCACCAGAAGGATTAGAGCTAATTGTTATTTCTGAGATTGCGCCATTGCCAACAGCCCCTTTACCATGCATCCCAATTCCAGGAAGTAATCTTGGGTCAATTGTCCAGTCTTGCGTAAATCCAACAAAGAAAGTTACATTGTCAGGATCGTTATCTGGGCGAGGCTTAAATAAAGCTGTTGCGTCTATTATATTTTTCGCAGGTGTTAGCTGTGGCTGTTTAGGATCAAACTCTTCAGGCTCAACGCGCAAATTATTCCAAGTAGTTTTAAGGTCTTTATATCTAACCTTAAACCCACTTATGTCGCTCATGGCATTTGATTTTTTACCTGATGCGTATCTCGCCATTATCCTAAGTTCAATCCTGTTGGGTAAATTCTTAAACTAACACCGTCATTATCCGCTGATTCAGCTAAGTCAAATGATTTCTGATATACACTTTCTAGCATTTGAAATTTATCAGGTGCATATTTTAAAGCCAACTTACTAGCCAATCCTGCACATATACAGTCTGACCAACGATACGGTACATCCGCATCTTGGAACGATGCCGTTATGTCTTCTATCTGATTAACTGCCCAATAACTCAGGCTGTATGTAGTTACGTCAGGGATCTGCCAAATATAAATTTGTGGTGTATATTGTTTATCCAACATATATTGATTTGGCTTTCCCGAACTTGTCTTGTTGGGAATCTGATTGTAATCCGAAATTGATATTCTGTCTATTGCTTGATCTGCCGTGTCAGTTCCTGCACTATCTCTTACAACTACATCAATAAGGTCTATTGTTCCAACTGGTAAGGTATATGGAGTAGATTGGTCTTTAACCAAAGTCAAAGTTAAATTCGTGACTGTCCAATAGTTTATACCACGATTAGACCACTCAGAAAATAACAAGTTCAAACTCCTCCTTGCGGAAGAAGCCTGATCACCTGTTCTCGTTTGAGGATCTATACCACAACGCTCGTAAGCCTCAGTTATAATTTCCTCGACATCGGGTCTATATGCTTTTGAATCTGAAGTTGCCATTAATAATCTTTAGATGCCCTAATAACAATCTGATAAGCATCGCCTGCCGCGCCTGCTCCTGTTGTTGTGAATTTAATATCGCCTGTTCCATTAGTTCCGTAAGTGCTACTGCTTGGCAGACCTCCGAAGATAGTAAAGTCTTGGTATCCGCTTTGACCTTCGTCAAGGTGAAGAACTATAATATCTGTATCTGCGTCAGCTAGAACCTCAACAGTCATAGCGTTTATTACCCACCAACATTCTAAAACACGAATGCCTGTACAAGTATCGCCATTAGCACTAGTACCTAAACCAGAGACATCTATTTTGGAAACGGCACTTTCATTACCACCATCAACATATTGATATTGAAAAGCAAAAGTAACTTCTCTGGTGCTTTCACTGATTTTTGTTACAGTTGTAATATCAGCCATTATTTACTCCTTTATAAAAGTGGCAGGAGTTTCCCCCTGCCTAATTAATATTACTCAAAAGGTGTGGCTAATGTAGCATCACCAAGTAAATATGCCGCGCAGTGCCAACGAGTAGCTGACTGAGCAGTTAATTTTATCAGACCACCAGAGAGCCAACCTTGCTCTACTGCTCCCAAATCAATAGTATCATCGTTACTTTGATCTGGTATGAAAGTGTTGGTGTCACCAGCAGTTGCTGGATCAGACAATATAGCAAAACCAGAATACAAGTCGGCTGTAGCACCTGTATTAATCTGTCCTGCACCTGTGAATGTTGTGCCAACGATGAAGTTATACTGCTCGCCACTTGCGGCCGCTGTTAACTCAGGAAGAGTAACTACAATTCCTGCCGCTCTTGAAAAGATAAAAGTAGTTCCAGACTGTGCCGCTGTTACTGCGTATGTTGCAGTTGTAATAGTAACTACAGGTGCTTTAGCTGTCAAAGTTCCTGTTAGAGTTGTATTACCAGTCACTGCAAGAGTTCCACCGACAGAGGCATTTTCAGAATATGTTGAATTAGTTGTTACGTTTCCGACTGAATCTTTAGTGATGTCAGAGAAACCAGAAGTGGAACGCACTGTTCCATTAAATGTTGTATTAGCCATGTAAATCTCCTTATCTTGGCA